AGAGCGCTTTGCTGCCGAATATGACTATTACACGGACAATCTGCACTTTAATTTATGGTCCTCCCCCACTGGCGGGAAAGACATAGAAGGCAGAAGGCTGTATGCTGCCAGCGCCTTTTTGGTAAATGAAGATGTGGTGTTCTTTTGTAATGATGACGATTGGTTTTTACCAAATCATGTGGAATCCATTATGAAGAAGATGGAGGAAGGTTATGATTGGGTGTATTGCCTTCGTTCAGTCTATGAAAAGGAGGGCAGATATATCCTTGACGATAACTGTGAAGCCCTCGGTGAATTGCACGACTGCTGGCAAGCTCCAGGTCATCGTTTTGTAGATTGGTGTATGTGGGGTATGAAAACCCATGTCCTTAAAACCCTAGCCAATGTCTTAGCTCAACCAGGCTGGGGTGGTGACCGTAAGTTCTATGAAGCAGCTAGGCAGTTCTTTCCTAACTTTGCTTGGTCTGGTGAGCGCACCTTTTGCTTTAGGCTAGGTGGTAACGAATACTCTGTAGGCAGGGATTTCTTTGAAAAGGGTAATTACACCCTCATGAATAAGTACGACAACAAATTACCTTGGCTAAACAATGAGTAAATTTAATCTTCAGCATTTTTACTACTTTTGTAAGCAGCTCAAAATTGAAACCAAAGAGCAAGGCTTACGCAAGATGGACAACCTCCTGGGTACGCAAACCTATGTGATGAATGAGATCGCAAAGGGCTTAGAGGAAGATGTCCACTTTTTTGTCATCTTGAAAGGAAGGCAACTTGGAATCACTACAATCTCCCTCGCACTTGACCTTTACTGGCACTTCATGCACCCAGGGCTTCAAGGAACACTTACAACAGATACGGAAGAAAACAGGGATATGTTCCGATCAACCCTTGCCATGTATATGGATGGTTTGCCCAAAGAGTTCAAAATCCCGATCATTGCTCACAACCGAAATCAGCTTTCCCTCAAGAACCGCAGCCGTATCTTTTATCAAGTCGCTGGGCTTAGAGCAAAAGGAAGTCTGGGTAGGGGTAAGGCTATTACATACCTACATGGAACAGAAACCAGTAGCTGGGGAGATGAGGAAGGACTAGCTTCCCTTTTGGCTTCCCTAGCGGAAACCAACCCTGATCGCTTATATACATTTGAATCTACAGCACGGGGTTTTAATATGTTTCACGATATGTACACCACTGCTAAGCGGGCGAGAACCCAACGGGCGATTTTCTGTGGCTGGTGGCGTAACGAGCTGTATTCCCTCGATCCTGAAGGTCAGACCTACAAGGTCTATTGGGATGGCAAGCTAACAGGCGAAGAAAAAGAATGGGTGCGAGATATTAAAAAACTCTACGGTGTAGAGATCAATTCCCGTCAAATAGCTTGGTGGCGCTGGAAAATGTACGAGGGTATTAAAGACGATTCCTTGATGTATCAAGAGTTCCCGCCTACTGAGGACTACGCCTTTGTGATGACGGGTACTTCTTTCTTCTCTAACGCAAGATGTACGGATGCTGTTAAAAAACTCAAGAAAGTACCTTATGAATCCTATAGATATTCTTTTGGAGTTAACTTTCACGACACGGAAGTCCTCAAATCCACCGAGCGTCTTGCCACGCTCAAGGTTTGGGAAGAACCTGTGGATACTGCTTACTATGTTATCGGTGCTGATCCTGCTTACGGATCTTCTGATTGGGCAGACCGATTCTGTATTCAAGTATTGCGTGTCTATGCTGACGGACTTGAGCAGGTGGCTTCATTTGCCACTAGCGAATTAAACACCTATCAGTTTGCCTGGGTGATTGCTCACCTAGCGGGTGCGTACAAAAACTCCACATTGAACTTGGAAATCAACGGTCCAGGTCAAGCAGTCATCAACGAACTGCGTAACCTCAAGCGCCAAGCTGCTGCAATGGGTACAGCGCTGGGTAAAGACCTGATGGATGTGTACGGCAATATGCAAAACTACATCTGGCGCAGAAATGACACCATCGGTGGCTTGTCTAACTCAATTGGCTGGATGACTACCGCAGCAACCAAAGAACGGATGCTGACCTACATGAAGGACTACTTTGAGCGTGGGATGCTAGACATCTGGGATATGGACACCATCGAGGAGATGAAAACCACTATCCGTGATGGCAGCTCGATTGAAGCATCAGGGCGTAATAAGGATGACAGGGTGATTGCCACTGCCCTAGCTTGCGCTGCTTATGCCGAGCAAGTACAACCAAGGCTAATAGCCCAGAAGCTAACTAAGCGAGTATCCCGTGTGCAGGATGATTTTACGCCAGAGCAGCTTACTGTAGGGCGCAATGTATCAGATTATTTAAAAAGAATAGGTGTATATGGCAACCCCACTGGCAATCCATAGTCGCAGTGATCTCAGACGGATTATTAAGCGGTTTTTGCAGGACAAGAACCGAGGAATCTCTATTCCGCTGTTTGCAGACCTAGCTGGCTTATCTGTATCGCATATTCGTGATGTTTTTTTAAATGAAACCGAACCGATGACTGAATATGTGCAAAGACGGGTATCTAAAGCCTATCAAGAGTGGATTAATGGTGAAGTAGCCATCATGCGTAACCGTGACACTTCATTATTTGTCCAATATCGCAAAGAACCTAAACCTGTATTACATAAATCATCTAAATTGACATTGATTAATGGCGAGATTAAGATTAATATGGGTATTAAACCGAAGTATGATTATTCTGATTTAACACTTGACGAGCAATTGAAGGGGAGATAACAATGGCAGTATTAAATGACTACAAATGTCCTAAACATGGATACTTTGAAGCCCGTAAACCACAATGTCCAATGAAGGATTGTCATGAAGAAGTTATGGTCGTATTTTTGCAAGCTCCTAACCTTATCAGCGCAAAAACCAAGTTCACTGACAAGTCAACAAAGCAACTCGCAATGGAGTTCGATATGTCAGACATCAAAACCACTAGGGAAGGGGAAAATCAGTCAGGCTACCTCACCCGCAAAAACAAGTTCAAAGAAAAAGACTACGAGCAAGCCGAAAAGTACGCAACCCGCAAAAAAGGTGTCAACAAAGACAAGCTCAAGCCAACCCCGACAGAGCAGCCGAAAGAAGCCCGCCCAGGCGATGCTGCTATCTGGGGAGGTGGTTCACAAGGCTTCCAAGGATTGAGTATGCAATCACTCCTAAGAGGTGGCGCAATTAAACCTGTTAGAGATGAGCAAGTGGGCTTGACACCGCAACAAGCTGGAGTTATAAAAGGACCTACGATTGATCCAAGCTCTACAATGAGAGATCCTGATAACTTACAGATTAAGCGATGAGAATACCGTCAAGCCCTGAAGCAAGAGAAGATTTCTATTTAGACATTATTGCCAAGTGCTTGGTATCGAAAGAAGCCCGCAAAGGTGATTACACCACTCAGCGGGCTTATTATTTGTTTGGCGCTGGTCCTGAAGAACCACCAGCGTATTTCAACAAGATCAATCCGCATTTAGATCAACTGACCAGTTTCCTGTATAGCTCGGAAACAACCAGGTTTTCTTTGCAGCTAGGTGCATCTGTTAACGATGCCGAGCAACGCAAGACACCACGATTAACACAAGCCCTCAATGATGAATGGCTAAACTCCAATGCAGACCAGGTGTTTTCTACAGCCCTGACATGGGCATTGGTTTACAACACAACCTTTGTTAAGCTGGTTTATAACAACGGTATTAACCCTTACCTCATTGAACCTGATTCTATCGGGGTTTTGAGGGAAGATATCGCTTATACAGACAGGCAAGAAGCCCTTGTCCAAACTTACTACATTACCAAGTCGGAGCTATACGCCCGTCTGTATTCCCATCCAAAGCGGGATGACATTGTAAAACGCATTACTACAGGTACACGGGTATCGGAATCTGAGATCCCTGAAGCTGTAAACCGTATTGTGATGTCGCAAACCAACCCTACTATCTACGGAAACATTAACCTAGATCTGTATGGCGTAAACCGTTATAAACCTCAAGTCGGTGAAGATACCGTTGAGATGACTGAGTTATGGGTGTGGAATGACGAAACTGCTGACTATCAAGTAGTCACAATGGCAGCGCCTAATGTCATTATTTACGACAGACCAGGTGCATCTTTGTTCTTAAAAGGCGAATGTCCTTTTGTACAGATCTGCCCTAATCCATTACCAAACTACTTCTGGGGTGCATCCGAAGTTCAAAAGCTCATGCAGCTTCAAGTATTGCTTAATGTGCGCTGGGTAGAAATTTTGGATCTGTTATCCAAGCAAGTTAGCCCTCCAACAGCCTTAACTGGCTTTTCTGGCATTTTGGATGAGAAAAACTTTGCTTTAAACAGACCTGGTGGTCTTTTATCGTCAGATATGCCTAACGCCAAGGCAGAAAGACTTGCTCCTCAAATGCCACCTGATCTTTTTGAGGTTATCCACGAAATTTCAGCAATGTTTGAAGAAGTATCGGGTATTGGCAATGTATTGCAAGGAAAAGGCGAATCTGGCGTTAGATCTGCTGGTCATGCCAGCCAATTAGCGAGATTAGGTTCTTCCAGAGCTAAAAAACGGGCTTTGATCGTTGAAGATAGCTTGGAAAAGGTCGCAACACTGTATCTGAAGATGATGCAGCAATACGATCCAACCCATTACAGAGATACTGAAGATGTGCCGTTTATTGCAGAGCAGTTTACTAACGACTATGTAGTCAAAGTGGATGCTCACTCTAACAGCCCGATCTTTACTGAAGATACTAAGCAACTGGCATTTAACTTGTTTAAAGCAGGTGCGATTGATAAAGAATCTTTACTTGACATGGTAGAAGCTCCAGGTAAACAATTGCTTAAACAGCGTTTGAAAAAGATGGAAGCGCAAAAAGCATCACAGCCACATCCTCCAGCTCAAGCGCCTAAAGAGAAGCACTCTAAAAAAGAAGGAGCGCAGTAATGGCACAAGGTAATGTACAACCCAAAGCAGATCAGCCAAGAGTAACGACTGAATCTTTGAAGCGTGGTGAAAAAGGACCTAATTTAGAGTATCGTGTACAAGGTGTTCAGAGTTTTGATCGCAGTCCTAAAACTCGGAATTATGGCAGGGCAATTAGGGGATAGTTAATTTAGGAGATTTAAAATGCGTAAAATGCACAAAAAATCACGCAAGTCTAAGCGTTAATTCGTTTCCTTCCGTGAGGAAAAAGGGTTGTGGCTGCCTTACCCTATAAATAGGTGACCGTCTTGCTATCAGGAGAAATTCACATGGCACGCACTAAACGCAAAGGTCGTAAATCACGCAAGTAATCGTATGAGGGCTAAAACCCTCTGATTACTTCGGACTGACCGAATACCCTCCCTGGGGGGAGGGAAGCAAAATATATCCCCCCACTTGACAATTGATGGTTTAAGATTACGATTAGTTAAAACTTAATAGGAAAAAGTTATGGGCGTACCTTCAGACAAATTGATGGAAATGATTAAATCCCAACGGGATGGCGCTACTCCTACTGGAACTCCTCCTGCTCCTGATGCTCCAACAGGAATGTCTGAAAACTCTGCTCCTCCTATGGGTTCTCCAATGAGTACCCCAGAACCAAAGATGGGTAACCGTGAAGCAGCCATGATTAATTTATCTATGGCGCAAGACTTGCTAGAGCAAGCGCTTCCTGCTGTGGGATCTGATTCCGATGAAGGTCGGTCAATCCTCAATGCTATCGGCACGATTAATAAAGTCATTGGACCTAAGAAATCCAAGACAAATGAACTGCAACCTACTGAGATTATGCAGATGTTGCAAACATTACCCCAAGCTGGCGGTGCAACGGCTGAAGGCAAAGCTATGTCACAAGCACCAACAATCCCAGGTATGTCCACCCCAGTACCTCCTCCAGCTCCTGCTGGTGGTATGCCAGGTGGCGCACCTTCCGCAACTCCACAAATGTAAGGAATCATTATGGAACTCTTTAAACCTCGTGGCGCTGCTTTACCACGCAGACCAACTGACAACAATCAGAAAAACGGTCAAGTTATCAATA